ATATATTTACATGAAGAGCTGCTCGCAGACAAGGTTGGTCTTGTAAAAACCGATTATACTTCGAAATTAAATTAGGAGAATTAGATGTTCGGATTTTCATTCATAAAAAACAAAGAGATACAAAATATTAAAGAAACGTTATCTATTTATCAGAGAACACTCGAAGATGTTGGTTGGATCAACTTAGAACAGACATTTAGTGATAAGAGTTATATCAATCTAAATTATAAGCAGATAATAAAACAGTCTAAATTATTCTGGTATAACAATCCACTTGCTGGATTGATAGTAAACGTGACTACTAATTTCGTATTTGGTGAAGGTATCTCAGCCCCGATGAGTAAAGATGAAAAAATTCAAGAGGTTATAGATGATTTCTGGAAAGACAAAGATAATCAGAGATGCTTAACAGGGTTTAAAGCTCAACAGTTTATAAGTAATAAAATACAATATGAAGGTAATCTATTCTTCATATTATTCGTAGATGCTGAAGCTAATGTTAAAGTGAGAATATTAAATACTGAAGAGATCTCCGAAGTTATAAATGAAGATGATGATAGGTTGAAGCCGAAGTATTATAAGGTGAGAAGCGTATCCAAGAAGTACAACTTTGATTTAGATGCTTATCAGCTAGCTGAACCTGGATTTGAATATTTTATGGATAAGGATTTCTTTGATGTAATAAGTGAAGCTGAGTCAGATAAGATTCGAAAAGATGCAGTTCTATATCATGTTAAGATAAACTGCGATATCAATGATAAGTTTGGCATACCTGAATTATTTAGAGCAACGCCTTGGATGCGAGCGCATAAAGAAATGGCTCAAGATGTAGCGACTCTTATTAAATCATTATCAAGATTTGCTTGGAAGAAGAAGGTTAAGGGCGGAGCAACAGTTGTTAATGCCATTAAAGCAGCCATGACAACCAATACAAACTTAAGTAACCTTGGAGTCGGAGCAGGACAAACTCAAATAGAGAATCAAGGTTTGGATATGACAGCTATTAGCACTCCGACAGGTGGAGTTAAGATTGGCTCAGACGGATTAAGACAGATGTTGCTTATGGTTTGTGCCAGCTCTGGAATTATGGAACATTACTTTGGAGACCCATCGACTGGGAATTTAGCTACTGCAAAGAGTATGGAATTGCCAATGGTTAAGAAGTTCTTAGCAAGACAGAAATTATTTGAGGATGTATATAATACGATTATCCAATTTGCGATAGATAGAAAGATAAGTGTTGGCTTGTTATCTGGAACTACAGTCACTGATGAAACATCTGGAGAGATATCTTATGAGAGTGACGTTGATAGAACAATTGATATCAACTTTCCGCCAATAGTAGAAGAAGATTTAAAGGCGATGGGTGAAGCATTAAAGATTGGAGTTGATTCTAGCTTTATAAGTAACAAGACAGCAGCTAATGTATTTCTAACAACAGCAAATCAAAACAACGTAGATTCTGAACTTGAAGAACTCTTTGACGAAGATGGCAATCCGAAAAAAGAGGAGAAAGAAGATGATCCACAGATTAATGCGTTTCCTGATCAAGCGGCGATTCAGAAAATCAATCCCGGTGATAAAATACAAAAAGTCAAAGAAGCAATTGAAGTTCCTGACAAAGGCATTCCGGAAAGGTTTGCGAAAAAAAATGCGTATCTTGACCAAAGGATGAATGGATATCGTAGAAGCTTAGCAGCCGACTTTAATAGACTAACAAAAGATATTAATAGAAATGTCAGAACATCTACTGCTGACAATGGTGAAGTAGTCGGAATGATTGACGATTTGGAAATGCTTGTGAATAAGTTTACGCTTAATATGGATAAGTCAGCAGAGAAGTATTTTCCGGTAGCAGCTGACATAGGTCGTAAGTATGCTATATCGGAATTAAAGAAAGTTGGAAGTCCAGCAGACCTAGGTGAAGCGGATACTGATTTCGTGGTCAACACAGCCTTGTTAGACAATAGGGGTTTCTTGGAGAATTCGTTGAATCCTTCTATTAATGACAAAGTAGGTAAGACAATGAAAGTATCTTATGTCAGTGAAGCAGCCTTTAAAGAAAAGGTAGCGACAACAGTAAAAACATTCGAGAGTAGAGTTGAACAATATGTTGGAGCGTTTTGGACATTAGAAGAAGCAGCAGTTAAAGATGTTATTAAAGACCAACCAGTGATGGTTATATTTGGCGGGGCGGATGATGGCGGAACTTGCGAAGGTTGCGCTAATGCAATGGCCGGCAATCCTTATAAAGCAGGAGATGCTCCCTTGCCCGGAACATTCGAATGCGGTGGAAGGTGTAGACATGCTTTGCAGGTAATAGGATTAGATGATAACAGCTACTAGAACAGTAAATTTTGGAAGTCGTAGAGCTAGCCTAGCAACAGTTGGTTATAAGTTATTGACTGCTGATGGAACGGAGATTCAAGCAAGGACTACTACCGGAATAGCTGAGATAGCATCTGGCATCTATAGTTGTAATATAGAATTCAGTGATAACTTTATTGGCATTATAATTTGGGATACAGGTCAAGCTACTCCGTTATATGCTTCAGATGATTTTGATTATAGAGAAATAGCAGTTCCTTATATTCAGAATGTTGGTGGAGCATCAATTTGGACAGATGAAGAAAAAAAGAAAGTAATAAGATTATTAAAATCAATAGCTAAGACAGTTAATGCAAAAGATACAGGCTTATTATTGGAAGCTATCCGGTCTATTAAGATTCCGGAACAAAGAGCAATTCCGAATTATGATAATAAGTTTAGCAATATAGATGGCAAGAACACCCAGATAATGGAAGCGATGGAAGCATTAGCTGGTGCTATTGAAGTTATAATAGATAATAAAAGAGTAAACTCAATTATTGAGGAGGTTGAACATGTTAAAAATTGAAGCGTTGAATAAGAAGGTGCAACTATTAAAGGAATCAGTAGATAATAAGATTGACCTTCTAAATAAGAACATAGAAGAATCAATGGAGGCGTTATCTAAGATTGGCAAGGAAGAAGCCGATAGTAAAAATATTAAGGAAAACATATCTAATAACTTAGATAAGATAGAAAAGTGTATTAAAGAAAATTCTCAGTCAAAAGAGCTTATGTCAGAGATAAGAGAAAACTTAACAGAGATTAAGACTAATACAAAAGACAAGAGTGTTCTAAAGAGAATAGATGTGATGATTAAGCAGACCGACATAAAAGAAGCTGCTCCGGCTAAGACAAATGTTAAGACAGATGACTTTGACCTGTTGGAGAATATTAAATTAAAAGAGTCAGTTTTAGGAGAGGATGCGACTATAGAGGTTGTTCTGATAGAAGCAGGGACGAATGAATTAAGCAAGCGACATTATCCTGTTCAGACAATAGAGGAAGCTGCCCCTTCATTTCAAGGTTTGAAAATGTATCTCAATCACCCGACTAAAACGGAAGAGAGAGAACGGCCTGAAAGAAACTTAGAACATTGGGTATCCACAATCATGGAAGCTTATGCGGTCGATGGCAAAGCGATGGCAAAAGTGTATGTTCATGACAGGTGGTTGCGTGAGAGATTGAAAGATAAAATATTCTGCGAGAATGTAGGTCTTTCAATAAACGCAGGAGGAAAGATTAGATATGGGAAAGTAAAAGGAACTACTATGCAGATAGTGGAAAAAATACTCCCTCGGAACTCTAAAGGAATCGCAAGTGTAGATTGGGTTACCGAAGCAGGTGCGAGAGGAAGAATTCCACAATTAATAGAATCAAGGAGAAAAGAAATGGATTTCGAAAACATGACAATTGAGCAGTTGAAGGAAGCTCGTCCAGACTTAATCGAGTCTATTGTTAAAAGCAAACAGAGCGATGAAGTTACGGCGAAGCTTAAAGCAGATTTAAAAGAAGCTAACGAGAAGATTGAAGCATCCGGCGTTGTAGCCAAGAAAGCAGCTCAGGCTGTAAGTATTGATGCTATATTGAAAGAAGCTACTAAACTTCCAGAGCTTACTAAGGTGCGCATTAAAGAATCTATTACAACAGTCTACGAAAAAGAATCAGACTTAAAAGAAGCTATAACTGGACTTATCAAGAAAGAACTAGAATATATTAGCAAGTTAAGTGATAAGGGCCAGATTAAGTTGAAAGAAGCTAGCACAGACGAGAAGACATTGAAAGAGTCAGTTACTAAAGACCTTGAAAATAGGCTTGGTATCAAAGAAGAAAAGAAGGAGGATGAATAATGAAGAATTTTAAATATTCAGGGAAGAGAATAACCTTGGCACTTGCATCAGATGTTGCTGGTGGAACGCTAAGCAGAGTTCTCGGATTTATTGGGATGCCATTAGTGAACGGATTAGCTGGGCAGAGTATTGCGATAGCTCTTGAAGGTGTATTTGGGATGACTTATGCAGCCTATCCAAGTTTACAACCAGCAGCAGGTTCTATCCTTTATTGGGATACGACTGGAGCAGTATTATCAGTTGGAGCAGCCAACGATGATTATGCCGCTGTTAAATGTGTTACTGCTGTAAGTTCATCTGATGGTTCTTTTGACGGATTATTATTACCGCAAGATAAGCCTTACGGTCAAGAACAGAGTTAAGGAGGAAATAAGCACATGAGAAAATCATTACTTACAATGTACCACAATTTAAAGGAAGCTAACGCAACAACTGACTTTCCTAACATTCTTTTAGATTCTATGTACAAAATTTTAATCAACAAATTCAAAGGTGTTAGTTCACCTTGGAGACAGTACACATCAAAAGGCGATTTGGCAGATTTCAAGACACACAACAGAGTTATCGTTGGAGAAGCTCCTGACCTTAAATTGAAAGTTGAAGGAGGACCTTATCAAGGTTCTTCAATAACCGATTATAAGTATACGATAGCTTTAGAGACTTTTGGAAGGACTTTCGATATTACTCGTGAAACAATCATCAATGATGATTTGGATGCGATTAATAAACAGCCAGGAAGATTCGGCAGAGCAGCAGCAAGAACATTAGTCAAACAGATTGTATTAGGCTTAGAGGGTGATACTCTTAGATGTTACGACAATGCAAGATTGTTTGATGCTAGCCATTCTAATTCTGGAAGTACAACTTTAGCAAACACAGCAGCCGGAGCAACAGCAGTTCAGACAGCAATGACAGCCATCAAGAATGCGACAGACCCTTCAGTTGACGAAAAGATGGGTTTGACTCCTAAGTATCTTCTAGTTTCATCAGAGCTTGAGTTTATAGCTAAGCAGCTTATTAACTCAGCGCAGATATGGCCAACATCAACGGGGGGCGGATCACCTAATAATGTAATTAACTTACAGATATTAGTAGAGCCTTTCCTTACAGCAAATTCATGGTATGTTATGGCTTCTCCGGAAGATGCGCCAACTATTGAAGTTGGATTTCTTAACAGTAAAGAAACCCCTGACTTATTAATGAAGAAACCTGAAGCGATGAATACAGCCGGTGGAGACGATGCGTTTGGTTACGAGTTGGATGATATTTCTTACAAAGTAAGATATGATTTCGGAGTAGCTCTCGCATACTACCAGAGTATTTACAGAGGAAAAGCATAGTTTTTAATTAGGTTCGTGAGGGGTGATTGTCTTACCCCTCACACCTATTTATCGTTAAGGAGGTATTAAATGAGTTTCACTTACGATTTAGGCACTAATAGAGGAAAATTAAGACTTTTAATTAAAGACATAGATTCAACAAGTTATATATTCGAAGATGCAGAGATAGACGGGTTTCTTGCCTTAAATTCCAACGATTTATATTCAGCAGCTTCCGATGCTCTTTATTCAATGGCATCGAGCCAAAGCTTATTAGCAAAGAAAATAAAAGCCGGAGACTATACTGAAGATGCAAAAGATGTTGCTAAGAATCTAATAGCATTAGCTAATAAATATCAACAGCGTTCAGAAAATACTCCAGCAGATGCTCAAGCTCAAGAAATATTTGACCAGTTTAGCAATGAATGTGTTGTTAAAACGGAATCCTTGTCGAATGAATAGATCTCATATAGAACTTAAGGATACTAGAGGGGGTGGAGACATTTACATTTTAGGTTCTGGCGGCTCTATGGATTTTATTGCTAAAAGCTTCTTTGAAAATAAATATTGCATTGGATTAAATAGTATTTGGAAATTCTTTCCTGTTAACTTTACTTTGATAAAACATGTTCAATTTATAGAAGAAGCAATGAAAGCAAATATCCCGGTAATAGCTTCAAAGCACGATTGCGGTGATATAACTATGGATTTGTGCAGAGAAGATTCAACATATAAGTTCACTCATAAGCGAGGAAGATCTTGCAACCTAGAGGAGAATTTCCAGGAGAACATAAACGCCTTAGGTAAAGATGATGATATCTTTGTTAGTTATTCTTCGATCACCTCGGCAATACACTTAGCAGCGTATATGGGGGCTAAGAATATTATCATATGTGGGCATGATTGTGGATACATAAATGGCAAATCTCATATGCTTGAGTATGGCAAACATATCCAAGAGTTTTATAAGGAGAAGAAGAAATTAGAAAATTATTATAATCCCTGGTTTAGGCAAATCAACAATGATACTGTTAAATTGAAAACTAAACTAAAAGAGATTTATAAATGCAATATACATTCATTGAATCCGTTTATTAATTATCAAATGGAAGGAAATAACTATGTTGCCGAAAAGTAAAGAGGCCCGGTTTGAAATTATTAATCAATGTCAGTTCAATTGTCGGATATGTTTAAAGAATTCTTTAACTCGACCAATTGCGATGATGAATTATTCTTTATTTACATACTTGGTTGATAAGATGATAAAAGAAACAAATCAATATGAGGCCATAGGGTTTGCAGGCATTGGAGAACCACTAATAAACCACTCTCTACCATCAATGATTAATTATTGTACTAAGAAAAAGTTAAAAACATTAGTTGTTACTAATGGAGATTTGTTAACAGCAGATAAGTTTATAGAGCTACAAGATGCCGGACTATATTCGGTTAGAGTAAGCTTTCATGGAACTAATCCTAATGATTATTCAAAACTACATGGAGTTCCGCAATCATTATTTGTAAAAGTTCGAGACCAATTAGATAGAATATTAAATCTTAAGAATAGAACTACTAAAGTATTATTGACTCATGTTGTAATGAAAGGAGTGAATGAAGCTCCGCTAGAAACTTGGATCAAACTTTTTGGTGATAAGCCAGATAGCGTTGAAGTTTGGTCAGCTCACAATTGGAGTAATAGTTTACCTAATAGAAATTGTGATGTTGAAAAGATGGATACTTGTGGAAGGATATTTGACGGGCCATTGCAGGTTCAAGCAGATGGAACTATTAATTCATGTTGCTTTGATTGGGACGGTAAATTAACATTCGGAGATTTTAAATATCAAACATTGAAGCAAATATTTTCTTCTAAAGAATATACTCAAGTAGCATTAGCTCACCAGACTGGAATGTTTACAGATGAAGATATGATATGTACAAAATGTGACCAAAGAAATAAAGATAAAAACGAGGCACTGCTTTATAGTTCTAACTTTGAGGACAAAGAAGAGCGGATTAAAATGACCTCTACAAATTATGATAGGATAAAAAAATGATAACATTAGAACAGTTAAAACAATATTGTATAGATTCAAATAAAAAAGTAGATAGCGAATTGTTAGAAAAAACTATATGCACTCAAGAAGATGCTTCAAGAACACGATTAAATCTTCCATCGCATTACTATAGGTTATTTTACCATTTAGCTAAAGTGTTGAAACCAAAATTAGTATTAGAGCTTGGAACTTATACCGGCATATCCTCTGCTTGTTTTGCCGTAGGTAATCCTGAAGGCAAAGTTATTACAGTTGATCATAAAGAAAGAGTAATGCCATCTTGTTTAGAAACTAACATAGAGCATTTAGTTCAGGATAGCTTAGTGTTGGTTGATGTTAAAGAAATAGATATCTTGTTTTTAGATACATTGCATGATGGGATAATGGTAGCTAAAGAATATGAAATTTATAAAAATCGTATGTCAAAGAATAGTTTAATCTTTCTTGATGATATATTCCTAACTGAAGGAATGAGGAATTTCTGGAAAGGGTTTAATCCAGAAGGGCAAAAAGCAGAGTTGCCAAGTCATGGACAGGTTGGTTTCGGAGTAATAATTAATGGGATGTCTTAAAGGCACGAAAGGAAAAATATGAAAATAATTCATGAGGTAAATCAGTTGGAGTTCGGAGGAGTAGAAAAGATCGTGAAGAATATAATTAAATACGATAAGGATAACCAACATCAAATCATTGCGTACAAGGATGGACCTTTCAGAAAACAATTCGAAGCAATTGGGGCAGAGATTGTTTTGATTGACGGTGAAGATGATATTGATTTTGAGGCAGATATTATTCATATACATACCGGTGGAGGAGATAGTAACTTAGCTCACAACCTAGGGAAAGACTTCCCTATAATAGAAACTATTCATTCTCCGGTAAAGTCTATCTTGCCTGATAATCTTATTACAGAGAGGATTGGAGTTACAGAAGAGGTTACGAGGCGAAACACAAAATGCACTACGATATTAAATGGGATAGACATAGAAGAAAGTTTAGCTTCAGATGATGTTGATATTAGAAAGCATTTCAAGATAAATGAAAATGAATTAGTTATTGGAAGGCTCGGCAGGCTTGGTCGAGATAAGGGGTTAGAAGAATGGATACTAACTTGTTATTATTTGCAGAAAAAAGGGCACAAGTTTACAAGTATGATAGTTGGGAATGAAGCCTTAGAGCATGATGGATACCGAGGTAAGTTAAGATTGATGATTGATAGCCTCCCGCTCAAGAATGTTATCTTTGTAGATAATGTTGTTAATGTTGGAGACTATTTAAAAGCTATGGATATCTTCTTATATCCTTCAGCTTCAGAGGGATTTGGATTAGTTTATGTCGAGGCTATGCTCAACGAAGCATTAGTGGTTGCATATAATAACCCTGTTACATTGCAAGTTTGTGGAGGATATAGTTTACTTACTAAAGAGAATTCAATTGAAGGCTTAGTTGATGCTATGGAAAAAGCTACTAATCAGCATATCCGAGATGCAATTCTGCCGATGGCAAAGAATGCCGTGATTACAGAGTTTAATGCTGAAACAATGGTGAAGCAGTATCAATATTTATATCAGAAGGTGAAAAGTGAATTTTAGTGGAATCTTAAATGATAGAGTCAAAGTAATCCGGCAAGGTGTCGGCGGGATAGATGCTTATGGTCAGACTCAAAGAACTGATTCAGTTATCTATGCTTCGTTGGCCTGTCGGATAGTAGCGCAAAGCGGTAGGGTAAGAATGCTTCAAGTTGGACAAGACAAAGTAGCTGAATATAAGATGATGGTTGCTTCTGGAAGCACGATAGAGCAAAACGATATTATAGAAGTTATATCTGGAATGACTGGAATTACAATCGGCTCTGCTGATTTTGTACATAGAATAGATGACTTTTCTGGGAATTGTCATCATTTCGAAATAGACTTAAAGGAGGTATAAGATGCCAAAATACTCTATAATTATTCCTTGCAGGAATAGAATAGACCTTACAAGTCAATGTTTAAATAGTATTTACAAGCATTGCAAATTAGAAGACTTTGAAATAGTTGTTATAGATAATAATTCGAATGATGGAACTACGAGTTATTTAGCTGAGCTTGCTAAAAGTAAAAAGAATTTAAAAGTAATTAATAACCCAGAGAATGAATGCTTCTCTAAAGCAAACAATCAAGGTGCCGAGTTGGCTATTGGTGAATATCTTATCTTCTTGAATAACGATACAATTATTGGTTCAGATTTCTTAAATTCTATGGAGAAGTATTTTACACTGACAGGAATCAAGGACATCGGAGCAGTTGGGCCAGTTTGTAATATGAGTAATGGAAGACAGTATGTTGGAAAGCAAAAAGCTCCTGACTGGGCTATTAAGATGAAGAATCAATTCAGTCACACGGGAATTTTATATGGATGGTGCTTAATGATAACTAAGAAGTTATTTAATGAAATAGATGGATGGGATGAAAGGTTTAAGAATGCTTATGAAGATAATGACTTATCTTTAAGAGTTCAATTAGCTGGATATAATTTAGTAATTGCTGGTGATACTTATATTGATCATATTGGGCAAGGTACTATTTTAAACGAAGGAGACAGAGAATCATATTACAAAAGTGGCGTAAAGAATCAGCAAATATATTATGATAAATATTACACCGGAACTAAGAAAAAGTTAGTAGCAGTATATAGAACTAATATTGGTGAACATCTTGAAGAGAGCTTAGAGCAGACAAGCAAGTTTGCAGATAGCATTTTGATCCACTTTTGTCGAGCTTCTTACGAGATAGGATATTTGAAAAATCTAGATGGAGAACCAGAAGGAACATTTGGAAGAAAAGTTTTTTCAACAAGATCCAGAAAAGAATATATTAAATATTTAACGAAAAAGTTTCCTAAAATTGTATGGACTAAATTTTATGACGAGCCTCACAATGAAGCTTTTGAAAGAAATACTTTACTGCAAGAAGCCTTGAGAATGCAGAAAGAAGGAGAAGCTGATTGGTGCCTATCGGTAGACGATGATGAAATCTATGAAGATAAATTCATAGAGAGAAGCCAGAAGATGATGAATCCAGAAAATCCAGAAGTATTAGCTTACTGGTGTCAATGGAGAACAATCTGGAAGCGAGAGCTTGGTAAAGAATATTTTAGATTTGATTCTTCATTCGGAGAGTTTAGCAATTATAGATTCTTTAGACTAAAGCCTAATCAAGAAATAGCATCTAATCACCCGGAAGGATTTCATTGTGGAAGCAATCCGGTTGTAGCAGTGGAGAATTTAAGATGGAGTTCAATTATAGTTAAACATTTAGGTTATGATACTCCTGAGCAAAGACAGAAGAAATACGAGTTCTATGAGAAGACAGACACTTGCAAGACTAAGGCTGAAATTGGATATGATGATTATTCGCATCTTATAAGTACAAATCCAATATTGGAAGCTTACGATAAAGACAATTCTGTTAGTTGTATTATGATGGTTAAGGATGAGATTAAGAATATAGCTCAGGCTGTTAGACAATTACAATACGGAGTTGATGAATTTATTATAGTTGATACTGGATCAACAGATGGAACGTTAGAAGAGCTGCAAAAGTTTAAAGAAGTATCTCCTGTCCCAGTAAAGTTAATTAACTATGCTTGGGAGGATAATTATTCAACTCCTCGGAATCTTGCTAAGTATCACGCAAGCTGTAAGTGGATATTAATGATTGATGCTGATGAGAGATTGGCACCAACGGCAGTTAAGTATATGCGAAGGATAACAGAAACAAAAGCTGATATTTCTACATTTACAGTTCATAATTTCATGGAAGACCCAATGCTTATTAAGAATCCTCCGGTTGCATTAACTTACAACACAAGGCTATTTAGAAACATCCCGGAATTTTACTATACAGGATTACTACACGAAACCATTGATGATGCTATGGGAGCATTATCGAAGAAAAGAAAAATAGTTGATGTTAGAGGTGATTTTATATTATTCCATTATGGCTATATTAAGAACAAAGGAAAAATGGCCGGAAAGTTGGAATATTATGAAAAGCTGAATAATAGACAGATGGCATTGACTGAAGGAAAGGACCTAAGACCTTATTACAATTTAGCACTTCAATATTTGAATGAAGATGACAAAGAAAAGGGTATTGAGTATTTACGCAAATGCTTAGATATAAATAAAGATTTTTGGTATGCTAATCAACAGATGGCATCGCTTAATTTGGATAGTGCTAAGGAATATTTAGGAAATTTAATCAATAAGATTCCTAGAGGGCATCCATTTAAGAATGTAGCGCAGAAGACAATTAATTTTATTAACGAAAATTATCAAGGAATTTGTAAGGTAAAATAATGCCAAAGGATAGCTTCAAAGTTGTAGCAAATAATATCACTAGATTCGGTGGTGGATTTCTTAAGAATGTTGATAAGGGAATGGATAATGCCTCGAAGATAATGGAAAAAAGTTTAGCTAAGAATATTCAAGAAACAACTTATTCACTTAAAGACTTAGCTAGGATGGGACATCCTTATGCGAGGAGACACGGAGCGAAGGGAGTTCAGATACATGACCCTTATTATAAAGTTCATAAAAGAAGTGGAGACTTACTCAGAAGTAAATTTTCTAAAACAACTAAGGCAACTTTGACTGGCGGTAAGTTAGGAGCTTCTGCTTCTGTAGGATTAGATTCTGCTAAAGCAGAACACGCTGCAGCAGTAGTTTATGGAACTAGCAAGATGATCCCAAGACCCGTTGTTAGAGGTAGCGTTACTCAGGTAGAAAAAGAAGTGGTTCAAAAATTAAGAACAAAATTATCAAGGTTTACGGTGAATTTCAGATGAGTACAGAAGCAAAAGTATTTCAGAAGATTAGAGCAGTGTTGATTGCGGATGCTACAATATCTAGTTATGTTGGAAGTAGAGTTTACTTATCACATCCGGTAACTGTTAAAGATGTTATCTATCCGGCAATATCAATGCACTTGATTGCAGTTGTAGCGATGGTGTACGCTCCGGATGTTCTGAATATGAATATTCAATTAGATGTTTGGGCAGATGCAAAAGATTATGATGTTACGGATTTATTAACAATGGCCTCAAGGCTTAGAGCATTATTATCAAGGCAATTCCTAACAGATACTACAATAGGGATAACCTTTGATGAATGTGTTGAAGCTAGCAGCGGCCAGATTATGTATGAGGATGACACAAATTTGTATCATCTGCCATTAACTTATGGGGTGATAGCTCATGAATGATGAAGAAGTATTAACAGAAAAGTGGATCTGCGCTGGATGTAGGAAAAGCATATTAGGCTATCTTGAAGGGAAGAAAACTATTAGGATTAAGAGGAAAGATTTATATGTAGAGATTGAAGGTGGAAAGATTACGGTTAACTGCTGTCGCTGCGGAAAGCGTAATGTCCTAGATTGCCAAGAATAAGTTTTAAAGGAGGTGAAAAAGAATGAGTTACAATTTACCCACTTATGATGCAGACAACTTTTCGTTTGGAAATGGAGTATTGTACATTGGTGCAACAGGAGCAACTCCGACAATAGAAATTGGAGCAGTCAAGGGTGATGCTGCCGTTTCCATTGAAAGAACACTGCTAGAAGTCATGCAAGGTTCTCCACAGAGCCTTGTTAAGCAGTATGCAACACAAGAAAAAGTCAGCTTGAAAGTTACCGGTATCGAATGGAACATGGACAATATTGCATATGTTTTAGGAGCAGGGACTACTACTGACGCTCCACCGGAAGATATCTTAGAATTCGGCGGAAGTATGACAGTTGAAGAATATGCTCTTAGATTTGTACACCAAATTCCCACAGGAGGAACAATAGATATTCAATTATTCAGAGCGCAAGGCGCAGGAGTACTTGAAATAGCAATGAAAGAAACCGATGTTCATGAGTTCCCTTTTGAGTTTAAAGCACTTGAAGGAACTGTAGATTTCGGAAATGTTGCATTGGCTACTGGAAAGAAGAAGTTTAAGATTATTAAAACAAAAGCATAATTAATGTTTGAGGTGTTGGACATCTAAAATTTTTAAAAGGAGAAAAATGGAAACAGAAACAGATAAAATCATAATGCCGGAAGCAGTAGAATTACAAATAGGTGGAATTAAGTTTCAAATAAGGCCTTTCGTTCTGAGAGACAGAATCAAGGTTATTAGAGTATTATCTGATATCATAAAAGATTGTAATGTAGTGGATGGTGTTTCTGAGAAAGAAATATTACATGCTGTTATTAGTGTTGGTGGAGAGAGGATAATCGAGATATATGAAATAGTATTGAAGAAAGAAGTTAAATGGCTCGAAGAAAACATAATACTCAAGGATGAATTTAATATCCTTAAGACTATTGTCGAGGTAAATGATATCCCTTTTTTGTTAAAAGAGATAAAACGACTGAGAGACCAGAGCCAAGTAAAGACGGCCTAGGTGAGTTAATAGCTTACCTAGCTTTAAATTGTGGTTGGGATTTTAATTACATATTAGATAATTTTACAATAAACCAAGCAGAATTTTATTATGAAAGAATATATAAGCATAAATTACAGGAACAACGAATGAGCGCAATAGTATCTACGCAGTGCATTGCTTATGCTAATGGCAACCTAAAGAAGAAGGATTTTGATTCATTTATGAAAATATTCGAAGATGATAAAATTCAGAAGAAAGATGACTTCGATGCGTTTAAAAAATTCTCTAATAATCATGAGGAACACTAATGGCATTTGGATTTGGTAAACTTGGCGAGCTAGTAGTAACGATATCGACTGATCTAACTAACTTTAACGCTGGATTAAAATCGGCTCAGACACGCTTACAGCAGACTAGAGGAGCTATACTTCAGTCTTCTCGCCAGATAGGTAGGTCCATGACAATTATGGGCGCAGCAATGGCCGGTGGTTTAGCATTAACTGCTAAGGCTGCCATTGATTTTGAATCTGCATTTGCTGGTGTTCGTAAAACAGTAGATGCAACTGAAAAAGAGTTTCAACAGTTATCAGATAATTTTAGACAATTATCTAAAGAAATACCTGTAACAGCAGTCGAGCTTTCCAAGATTGGTGAAATTGCTGGCCAGCTAGGTGTTCGTGGAGTAGCAAATTTAACTAAGTTTACCAAGAACGTAGCTATGATAGCTAGAACTACTAACTTGACTGCTGAAGAAGCGTCATTTGCATTTGCTAGAATAGCATCAATTACCCAAACTCCAATAGACCAAATAGATAAGATGGCATCTTCAGTTGTTGCTTTAGGTAATAATTTTGAGGTTGTAGAGACGGAGATAACAACCTTCGCACAAAGAATTGCTGCATCGGGTAAGAATGCAGGGCTAACTACAGACGAGATACTTGGTGTATCTGCGGCTTTCGCTTCTGTAGGCATACAAGCTGAAGCAGGCGGTACTGCTGTTAATAATGTATTATTAGAATTACAGAAGCAAGGGAAATCTGGGATAGGAGCTTTAACAGAATTTATAAATGATTTAACTGCATCAGGTGATCAAGCTGCTCTTAAATTAGAAGAGATGGGATTTAAAAGCGCTAGACTTCAAAGAGCTTTCCTATCAGTCGCTGGTGCTGGTGGAAAATTAAACAAGGTATTAGATTTATCAAAGAAAGCATACGAAGAAAATACTGCACTTCAAATAGAAGCTGCTAAGAGATTTGAGACAGTAGCTTCGCAACTAATAATATTAAAAGGCAATATAACAGATGTATCTATCACATTAGGAGAGATATTATTGCCGATGATAATAGAAGTAATTAATAAGATAAAACCTCTTATAGCGGAAATGAAAGAGTGGATTGAAGCTAATCCAGAGTTAACTAACCAGCTATTAAAGATGACAGTAGTAATATCAGGGTTGATGTTGGTACTTGGTCCTCTGTTGATGATGTTGCCTGGACTAGCCGTAGCTTTCAATCTCGTAACGGCAGCAGTGATTGCACTTACTATTAGCATAAAAGCATTAGCATTTGGATTGGCCTTCGTCACTAATCCATTGATTAAGATTGCGGCAATAGGAGCTTCGGCATTTGTTGGGTGGAAGATAGGCCGGCTTATAGGTGAGACTACAGGCCTAGATAAAGCGATGGAGAAGTTCTTTCTTAATATGTTTATATGGATAGACAAAGCTAAAGCAGATTGGAGGTCTTTCTGGAGAGTAAGACGAGGAGAAGAGGAAGAGTTACCTCTCAGTGAAATGCAAGAGGGTGGAAGCTTTATTCCGTTGCCAGAAGAAGTACCTCCAGTTGCTGAAGAACCTCAAGGTTTTGAAGATATAAGAGATCCATTTGAGTCTCAATTACCAGAAGGACCTGCGAGCGAAGTAACACCAGAAGAAACTAGTGAAAAGATAGAAGATGTTATTCTCAGGAAGATTGAATTAGAACAAGATTTTGCTAAATTAATTACTAAATTAAATCAATCTCAATTGAAAAGTCTAGAGACTAGGCTTGATAAAGAAATAAAATTAACAGGTAAAAATGATAAGAAGAAGAAGAAGGCGATGGAGCTTGCCTTAAAAGCAGTTAAAAAAGATAGCGAATTAAGAAATCAAATAATGGCAGATGGTTTTACGTTTGCCTCTACTCTAATATCTGCCTTTGGTAAAGATTCTATCGGTGCGGCAATAGCAATGCAAGCATTAAGGATTGGTGAAATCATAGTAAACGGAATGAAAGCCGTTTCATTAATACAAGCAACTATTCCACCACCAGCAAGTATACCATTGGTTGCAAAGCAGAATATATCAACGGCATTACAAGTTGCAACAGCAGCTGCTCAAACGTTTGCTGGATTCGTAACTGGAACAGATTCAGTCCCAGCGATGTTATCTCCTGGTGAAATGGTAGTGCCAAGAACATTTGCAGACGCAATAAGAGCCGGAGATTTATCATTATCCGGAGATGGTGGAGCAGGAGGAGCTAGAAGAATAGACGAAGTTAATATTAACATAACTTTAGATAATGTTCAGATTGCAAGTGATATAGATATAGATGAACTAACAGAACAGTTGGGCGAGGACATAGAAGAAAAGCTGAGGAGAGTTTAATGTTTACTTTAAAATATGGTGATTATACATTCCCAAATCAAACATTCGAAGTTGAAGGATTTCCGATATCTGCATCTATTCGTGCGCAAGTTGTTGCTAGGAAAGATGGCGGAGTCATACAGGGAGGACTGGCTATTGCAAGGAAGTTTAAAATAAAAGGTAGAATCCACAACGACACACAAGCTGCGAGTATAGCAGAACTTGATGACTTACAGGCAGCTTTAATCCCGGGTAAAGAAACTCCACAGGATTTTCAATATATAGAAGGAAGAGTCATTAATTCTTTTCTGAATAAGTTTACAGTTAAGCAAGTACTCGGTACTGACCATTCAGTTCTAAATATTCAAGCTACATTAGTATCTGATAATCCTTATTTCGTGGCAACTGGTTCTTCTTCTAGCTTCGTTTTAGATGTAGTCGGGAATACTTCATTTGACATTACTTCTAATGGTAATGTTGAAAATTCTCCGATAATATATTTCATGGCCAATGCTGCAGCTATAGTAGATGATATTCAATTAGATAATTCTACAACATCTCAACAGCTTATATATAGAGGAACAGTCTTAGCTTCTAATGGAGTATTAATTAACAATGATAACCTAACAGTTCTTAATAACTCTGAAGATGATATATCCAACTTTGAAGGTGATTTTATTGAACTAAATGCTGGAGTTAATACTATTGTCTATGCAGGAGCAACTTGCCAAATAGGATTTTTATGGAAGGATCGGTGGTTCTAATGAATAAGAGCGGATATTTTAATGCCAAGGATATGGAAGAAAAGATTACTAAAAACAACCTTAAAGGATTTTCAATCAAGCAGATACACATAATGCTCAACGAAGAATTGTTAGAGAATAGAAAACAAGTATTAACCTTAGACCAAAGAGCTAGTGAGCTCCAGGACCAAATTATATATATTACTGATAAATATGGAGATAAGTTATGAGAAAGAAAATCGGGTTATTATTAGGATTTCTGTTATTAACAACATTTGTATCTGCTGCTACATTTTATTCTTGGAGATATAGGGAGCATGCTACTGATTGTACGGCATTAACTGACGGACGAACTAGAGACTTATGCTACGAGTTAGATTCAGAAGTTTTATATAAATGTGAACCGACAGATGGTTTATGCGATACAGCAGCAGAATGGAAGGGAG